GACTTTGTGAAGCGATTGAACACGCAACTCTGGTCGCAAGCAATCGTTGTTGGTGAAGCCGAAATGATTAAGTCACCAAGATCGCAAAGGTGTTGGGATGCCGACACAATTGTATTCCGCGAGTACGATCAATGGAGAGCAGCAACGGCATGAAAAGCGTTGACAAAGCAATGAGGGCAATCGAAGTGTACACGCGGATAAATAAACGCTCGCCATCTATTCGGGATGTTGCAAACCTTAGCGGACTAAGCAAGAGTTGGGCGCACGAATGCGTTGTCAGATTGTGGTCTGCCAAGCGGATCAAATACAAACCGAGCGAAAGACGGAGCATCGAGATAAACCCATGACAACTAAGCCCCCACCAAATCAAAACGGTTGGTCGCAATACCAGAAACTCGTTTTGTTTCAACTTGAAACATTGACCGAGCGAGTTGATGACGTTGAAAAGCGATTGAGCAAAATGGATAAACACTTGACTGTGCTTCGTTGGCAAGCCAAGGCAACCGCCGCCGCGTTCGGCGCAGTTGCAGGAATGATACCTTTGACTTTGAGTTGGATATTCCGCAATGGGTAAAATAAAATGGTACACAATACTTCTTGGCTTGTTCTTTTTGTTTGGTTGTTCTGCACTGTTTCCGCCAATGCCAACAGGCACGAACCCGATGGGGTCGGTGATGGAAACAGTTGGGAGTCCACCGTTGGCGATGAACGAATTATCAGTCCTGAGTTGGCTTGGCGGTATTTCGACACTGATTGGGATATTGGCTTTGGTGTTCACGAAAGCGATTGGGCTACCGATGATAGGTGGCAGGGCAATCGTGATTGGGATTTGTTTGGTGGTTTTGAATTATGCAATAGCGAACTTTTTGAGTTGGCTCATGATTCCTGTGTTGATTGGTACAGGTGCGATAAGCCTTGCGTGGTCGTATACCACAGTGAAGGATGTTTTGAGAATTGGAAAGATAGCGAAAGATTTGGAGAACGAATAATGATTGAACGAGATTTGATGTATTTAGCGATGGCGTTTGTTGCAGGAGTTGTATGCCACAGATTTGTAATGGCAGCATTCAAACAACTTTTTGGATGGATAAATAAGTAAACGAGCGGAGGTGCATGGATGGCTGAAGAAGAACGCGACAACAAGGGAAGATTCCTTGCGGGGAATCAGTACGAAATCCAAAAGGGAGAAGTGAAGAATCCCAAGGGCGCACCAAGGGGGAAACGAATCACAACGCTCATCGAGGAAGCACTTGACAGGGAGGAAGGCGGCAGGAAGGTTGCGGAAATCCTAGCCGAACAAATCCTGAAGCAAGCGTTGAATGGTAACTACCAATTTGTGCGGGAGATACTTGAACGAATCGAAGGCAAGGTGGCGGATAGGATCACAGGCGATTCCGATGGTGGTCTAACTGTTGTGTTTAAGCGTGCGGATGAAACAGATTGAACACCAACTGCTGCCAAAGCAAGACGAGTTCTTGCACGCAACCGAACGCTGCGTTTTATACTCAGGTGCGTTTGCTGCGGGCAAGTCGAGAAGCCTGTGTTTCAAATTGTTGGCAAGGGCTTCGGTTGTTGGATCAAGAGAAGGATTGTGCAGGAAGCACCTTGTGACTTTGAAGGCAACCACGTTGAGAACGCTGCTTGAACCAGATGGCATGAACCCCCCTGTGTTGCCGCTTGGTTCTTACGAACACAACAAAAGCGAGAAGATCATTCGCATCAAAGGTGGCGGCGAGATCGTGTACTTCGGTTTGGATCAGGCAGAAAAGATTGGCTCGTATTCACTGACAGGTGTTGCAATCGATGAGGCGGTTGAGATTACGCGGGACGATTTCACACAACTCATGGGTAGAATCCGCGTGACGGTTGAGGGCTTATCGAATCAACTGTACATGGCTTGCAACCCTTCATCGCCAAACCATTTTCTTGCAGAGAAGTTTGGATTGGCTCAGGGTCATCGAATTGCAAAGGAATGCAAGGTGATTCAAACAAAGTCGGCTGATAACTTTTTCCTTCCGAAAGAATATCTTGATTCATTGAACGAGTTCACAGGCGTTTCATTTAAGCGTTTTGTTCAGGGCGAGTGGGTGGGCAGCGAAGGAATCATCTTCGATAGGTGGGACAGGCACAAGTTTGTCCGCCATCGTGATAGCAATAACTTCGTTCGTTCTATCGTTGGAGTTGATGCGGGATACACCAACCCCGCAGTGCATATCCTCATCAAACAAGATGGGGATGGAAACTTGCACATTGCAGACGAATGGTATAAAACAAAACAATTGGAGCCAACTGTAATCGAACACGCAAAACAATGGAACGAGGAACACAATGTGGAAGTGTTCGTTGTTGACCCATCGGCGGCTTCGCTGATCGCGGGAATGCGAAACGAGGGCTTGTACGTTCAACCCGCTAACAATCAGGTGTTCAGTGGTATTCAATGCGTCCAAGCACGAATGGTTGTCTCAGGCAATGGTGTGCCAAGGCTAACGGTTGAACCACACTGCGAACATACAATCCAAGAGTTTGAAACCTATGAATGGAAAACAACAGGTGGCGAGGTGCAGGATGTCCCTGCCAAGTCAGCAGGGAACGACCATTGCTGCGATTCGATCAGGTATGCGTGCGTTGAAATTGACGGCATACTTAGAACTCCGTTTTCGCTAGATGCTTCGACCTCTGGCAGGGACATTACCCCCGACCAAGAAAACACCGCCAACGAAAGTTGGTATGACGATGAAGATGAAAGTTGGGAAAACCTCTGATGGCATTTTGGAATAGACAAGACAAGGCTATTGAAACAGAACGAGAAATCTTTGAACCCATCTTTGGTTCAGGTGGCACAATGCCGCGAGTATCAATGGGGAACAGAATATCGGCAGCCGATCTGGTCAAGCGATACGGCATGATGGTACACCGATGCGTTACGGTAAAAAGTCAAACAGCAGCGAACATCCCTCTCAGGTTGTATGCAATAGGCAACCCCAAGCAAATGCGCAAGACCAACTTTGGTGCAATGGATTTAGACCCAACAACAAAGGCGTTCTTGCGTGGTCGAATGTCAGTAACGCCAAGCGTAAAGGTGCAAGGCAAAATCCGTGGCAACATGGAAAACATGGTTGAATTGACCGACCATCCATTGCTTACCCTGCTCACGAATGTAAACCAATACACCGAAGGATTCAGTTGGCGAGAATCAATTTATGCCGACATGGACATCTTCGGGCGTTCATTCCATGCCAAGGTACAGCCCAATCCAAACAAGCCGCCAACAAGTATTTGGCGAATGCAGCCACAGTTGATGAAAGTCTTGCCCGATGCCGAGAAGTTTGTGGCGGGCTTTGAGTATGGCACAGGGTCAAACAAGAAAACTTTTGAACCAGAAGATGTGTTGTGGTTCAGGTGCTTCGATCCGTTCGACCCGCTTGGTGGGTTCGGTGCTTTGGAGGCTTGGATCAAAACAGTGGATGCCGAGTTTGCCCACGCATCGTTCGTTGATTGGATATACAACAAAGGCGGTTCGCCTGATTATGTTGTGACTGCCAAGAACGGAATGAGCGTAGATCAGAAAAAAGCATTCCGCAGCGAATGGCGAAAGATGTTTTCCAAACTATTCAACCGCCGAGAGAATGTTGCAATTCTTTCTGGTGAGGGTGACATCACCCCACTTGGCAGAACGCCGCGTGACCTTGAAAGCGTTGAGCAGGATAATGTGCTGCGTGACAAGATCGCCATTGCATTCGGTGTACCGAAGTCTTTGATTACGAGTGACGATGTAAACTTAGCCAACGCAAAGGAAGGCAGCATTACATTCCTTCGCAATTCTGTGATGCCGATGGTGCAAAAGGTTGAGGATACATTGAACGAGCAATTGGTGTCGATGTGGTCTGATCGCTTGGTTTTAATTCACGACAATCCTATCATTGAAGATAAGAAAATCATGATTGACGAGCGGGCTTCAATGCTCAAAAGCGGTTTCACTGTTGACGAGGTTCGGGAAATGGAAGGGCAAACTTTACTTGATACGCCCGAATCACAAACACCGATGATTCGCTTGGACATTATGCCGCTCGATCTTGTTGGTGCAGATGTACAGGTCGGCGAGTTGGATAAAGCACCCGCCGAAGAAATACAAACAAAAGCAGCAGAACCAGAACTTCCAAGCGTTGTATCTCAAAAGGGGTTATGGCTAGGAACAGAAAAGATTGATTGTGGTTGCAACAAAACCTACAACGACCCA